GGAAGATTACACGGGTAACCAAAACTAAAATCCTCACCAGCTGCAACGTAAACGTCGTAGACAGGAGGAACGGTAAAAGTTGCTGAGCTTGGAGAGATCCAAAACTGCAAAATTGGAGATTGTCCTAAATAAGGACCACCAACAATTTGTCTATCAACATTACCATAGTAAGGTACTGAAATTTCCAAAACATTATTGAGCTTGTAACAAACGCGTGCTTCGGGTCGACCATCAATGAACATGGGACTAGAAGCAGGTGTCGTAGGAGCTACACTATGCGTGTTCGTATAAGAAATAGCTGCATTAAGCATACAATTGTTATCTTGTACACCGCCTACAGTAGAGGGGGGGGAAGTAACTACAATTTTGAATCGGACAGAACCACGATAAAATCTGAAGAAATTTGAAAATCGCTGCATAGGATGCTTTGAAATCAAATGTCGAGAGAAATCACCAGGATCATGTGAAAAACTAAAACTTGTAGAAATGGTATAATCAAGCATGAACCGCTTGAGAATATCACTTATAGTGCCGGTATATTCTCCACCAACCACAACAAGATCATTAGGATCAGGAGCGGAAATAGGTAGAATATCAATAGCATGTTCATACAATTTATTTGGAAAGCATTCAACACACTCGTCATCAACCAAACCTTGCGCATAAACGCGTTGGGCTTCGTCTGGAGCGGTGAAGAGGCATCCTTTATCAACTGCGACAGAAACATTTCCAGAAATCGTCTGAATGTAAGTGTCATTAACATGTAGAGCATTTAAAACACGGATTCCAAGGAATCCAGTAAAGTCATCATAGGTACCAAATCTAGCAAAATAAGAATAAGGAACTCGAAAAACAAGTTCTTTATTATTCTTTATATCAAAAATAATACTAGGGTTGGCCGGATTCCAAGTTGCTGCAAGCGCAATTTTAAAATACTCTATGATAAGTCTACCTGAATAAAATGCATTCTTTATCATTGAAATTCGGAATATAAATGAAGGAGCTTCATAACGGTACCAATCTGCCATTGCTGAGTATAAACTCTGACCAAGCAGATTGGTAATTGCTATGTTAAAAAGTAAGTCGTTTGTAACATTAGTGGTGGTCCAATTAAAAGAACTCAGAATATGATCTCTTCCGAGGAAGGTATCAAAACTATGAGGATCCATTGTAGCACCAAAATTGCTAGGGGAGACTGAAACCAAATTTGAAGGACGGAGAGATAAACTTATAGAGTCATCTGTACCATCACATTGATTATAACCTCTCATTGGATGAGGAGTTATAAACTTAGTTGAGGAATTGTTTGGCGGTTTGCTGTAACCAAGATAGCTAGCTACCTTGGCTGCAACACCACTAATCCAACCAACTCCAGCAGCATAATCGCCAACGACAGGAACGAAGCTGACAGAATTAGCAAATTTAGACAAAGCACTGAGCGCACCAGAAATGGGCCTATCCGTCTTTTGAGAGGATTCATCATCTCCTTGGGCAGTGGGAATACTAAATGTTGGATTCTCTAAATATGCATAAACACTAAGTTCACAAGTCTCGCCGGTTGTAAGTCCAACAAAAGGGTTAATCATAGCAATATGAACATAAGACCAATCAGGATAAGAAGATATTGGTAGTACAGGATAAGGAGCAATCCAAGGTACTCGAAACGTAACTGTTTCGCCAGCACCAATATCTAGTTCAGCATGGGGATAAGTTGTAAGTTGAGTTGGAGTAATTCCAGGAATGATTTGTCTAGACGCAGCAATGAGATTCTCATACGGACTATTAACAATAACCAATTTTCCAAGTGTTTGAATTCCAGCATTAATCATAAGTTTATAACAAATATTAGCGCGATAATAAGCAAAGTTTTGAATTTTGCTGCTTATCATCGTATTTGCAAACAAATTTGCTATAGTGAAATTACCAACAATGGTAGTTGCATTATTAATGACTATTGTTGAAAGCAAAACAGGTCTAGAAAGGATATCATCAAGAGTTTGCATGGAATTAGTATGACAAGTCTGTTTAGGAACCGGACTTTTCATTCCAAGAGTATCTCGAGTATAAGACAATCCATTGTCATACATTCTTAAAATTTGTTGGTTATCAAATGGCGTAAGACCATAAGATCGTGCAGGTGACCTTGCAGGGGTGCTATTAGTTACATCAGCAGGAGTTAAGCTACTCGAGCTGGAAATATTATTAGATTTTGTTTCGGATGGACGTTTATTACGATCACCTACCCTAGTTCAATTGAGTAGATTACGAACTCGAAAAATAGCCTATATTTATAGTGGCACACATTTAACGATAGATGCAAGCATCTCCACTTTAGATACATAGAACACAACATATTCAAACTTGAGTTAACATTTGAATATCGATAAGACTATATAAATGCACTCTAGTGCAACAGAGCCAGTTTATACACATAGCGGTGTAGTTATAATAATATTATTTCACCAAAATAATATACTCCATAATTTCGTTTGGAGTAATACGTCACATTATGTAAGTGAGACTATAATTAAATAAAAGAAAATTAAAGATCATTTGATCTAGCATTTTAAGTATGGTAATGCATAACCACGTAAACAACCTAATGATAAGTAAGTTGATCACAAGCACCAGGATCAAAATCAGCACGAGAAAAATAATCATCCACGAAAAGATCATACGTTGGAAAAGGCATCTTTTCCAAGTAATGTTTCCGATTAGGAGCTTGCAACTCTTTCCTCAAAGCAGCAGCAAATTCTTCATAACTTTTACGTGAATGCAACCCTTGCTCAAATAGCGCACAGGACATCACTTGAATAAAAGTAGCACTTTTATTATCTCGCGACCAATTTATCATGTCTTGAATGACAACAAGATCCAAAGGGCATTTCCAACGATGTAAAGCTCTGTCGAACTGAAATGAACGACGTAAAAAAGAACATTGTGAGATATGGGCAAGAACAGGGGGTTTATCTTTTTCAGTACCAGTGAATGTAAGGCCAAGAGCTTTATATCCAGACACAAGATCGTCAAGACGAAATGCACCTTGAGGATTAATTGCACTAAGACTATCATCACCATAAGCAAGAATATCGACATCATCATAGAAAGTATTAACACTTTCCATGACAAGGCCATAAGCATAAATAGTAGCAAGAATGGTATAAATGGAATTAAGCTCGGTGGTTATAGGACAACCAGATGGATTACCTCGAGTAAAAGCTATTATACAACTCTTAATAAGATGTACACTATGAGTTATATTGTGCCAAAGAGCCAATCTCACTTTCTTATTATCCTCACCATCATTAAAGCTATTGATTATTTTCTCTCCAATAATCTGTATAACAGATTGTTGTAAAGAACCATCATAACCAGAAAAATCACCTGCAACAACACAATCACCAACAAATTTACTAAATTTCTCAGCGATCGCATCCCATTCAGTGCTATATGGATTCATTCCAACCGCAATACCATTATATATTCGACGAGCTCGAATAAAATTAAGTATAGGAAGAAAATATTGACGAAAGAGAATAACAAATTCTATCATGCCAATAGAAAAAGTTCGAGTTTTAAGGGCTTCTACTTTAGCAATAGGCCTACGTTCATCTTTAAGGGAAATGACAAACGGAAAGGTTGCAATAACACCTCTCTTAGCTTTCATAACGAAATCATTCATCCGAGATTCCACCCCAGGATCTATGAACCACTTATCGCGAGTTCCAATCAAATTCTTCTTTCCGTTTGAACCAGAATGAAGAAAACCACTAGAAGTTCCACGATTAATAGAACTAGTATACGGAAAGAGACCAGGATCTGGGAAACATGATTCAAAAATAGGGAGAGGACCTTTAACCCAATCGAATGTTCGAAAATTTCTTTCAAAATAAAGATCAGCACATCTCTTCATCAGAGGGATGTCAATTTCAACATGTGGACCCTCCATCTTCTTAAGCGATAGAAGTAGAGGATCCACCACGACCCCTTCTCGTAAAACAGGAGTAAGGATCGCAGGTTTAGTAGATGGAAGATGAGTGGAAATCTTATTGTAAAGAATAGACTTAACGATAACTGATTGACGATTTAAATACATGCCAGGAGCAACACCTATAACTTCCAAATCGACATCTTTAACATAAGCATCACCAACAAATTTAACACCTTCAATATCACCTTGACAGACGGCTTTAAATTCGAGAAACGTTTTACGTATCATATCTTGCGTTATAAAGATCCCACCACACCAACTTAATTGATCTGGAGCAGCAGAGCCAAAAGAGTGCATACCAATAATTCGAGGTTGTTTTTCCATAGTGACAATGGGAGTACCACAATCACCACTCGCAGTAAAAGCCATATATTCAATATGTTTATGAACTCTTATCATTTCAGTGTTATTCAAGTAATCCAAAGTCTTCTCAGAAAATTTAGGATTACAAGCATACTGTACATCAACATAAGTATTATTAGAGCCACTATAAGTCAATTCAGTCCTAACCAAAGGAAGTATAAGATCACTATTATGTCGAGCAAATCCAGGCCAATCTTCCTCTGTCGGAAAATGTTGGATTATATCGAGCTTCATATTTATCGAAGGAACTTTAACCATCATCAAATCTGTGGAATTACCATCCATAGTCTTGACTTCATGAGAAACACAGTTAGATGTCAACCGCCATTCTATCCTTGAAGAAGATGGAATGCCAGCAGGAACATTAACAAGTTTAAATTTGCCAGCACGACAAATTTGAACCCAAGTATGTTTCAAAAGTAACATATGAGTGTCACTTACAAAAACAGCAGAACAATTTTTAATTTCCCCTTCTTTCTTAATGGAAGGTAGTAGAATATAAAAAGTATTCTTTGAAATTTGTTTGAGAATACGTGAGTAATTCTCAAGAACTTCATAACTAACATCTTCATCAGTATAAGTGCCAGTTGGTTCATAACCTTGTCCATAACGGTCAATGTCATCATCAGCTTCACTATCGGTTACAGATCTATTCATCCAAGCAGCTCTAGCTCTGTGTGAATATTGATTACCTCTTTTACCTTTTCCAGAACGATGTTCTTTATGTTCTTTATCTTGATATGATTCAGCAACAGGTATAGTATCACTTTCTTTGCTAAAAAAACGAACCAATGCAGAAGTTGAAAGATACGTTGTATACATGGTCGCAAACAACGCTCCAACAGCAACAAGACTTGTCATCACATTAGCGATGAAATGCCACTTAGGATCAAGTACACCCAATGTGCACAATAAATCTGTAGACTCACCAGCAAGATAACCGGGAAGTTCTGCGACAGTATTGAACAAAGTAACAGCATCTTCTTTACATCGACGATATTTCAACAATATATGGTCCCAAGTTGTGGAACCACCACAAGACGAAGTATCGTTACCATAATCAATAGCATCATAGTATTCTGTAACTGACTCAGTTTCATCTAAATCATCATCCTCATCTTTCATCCCTTGAGCAACCTTATATTCATCAAACAAATCCGAAAATTTATCTTCAATATATGCGTCACGAGTAGATTTTACAGAAACATTCAAGCAATGACCAAGAAATGTAGCCCTAAAAAATTGGAAGAACTCATAACAAGTCAACAAATCTCCAACCTTACTCTCAAGAACCTTAGAACCATCAACTACACTCAAAGCAGGCTGTTTGTGTTTAATCACAAAACGAGCATACTTATCATATATCTCATGTGGACATTTAGGACGTGGGGTAACAACTTTCTGCATACCATCAACAACTTTAAAGTAAACAGCATCATCTTCCTCTGGTTCAAGGAATAGGAGTGTAACTTCCAAGCTAATTCGGTCTACCAAAGCATTTTTATTTGTCAAGGAAGTTGGACTACGTTTCTCATTTCCAGTCAAAATAACTAATGGTGAAGTGAAGAAAGTTCTACCTTTCGACTCAGCTACAGCCATAGGAAGTGGTTTCATAAGATCACTACCAAGAAGTAAAAGATCTAAGTAGTTTCTGTTAGGATTACCAACAGAATCAACCATAGCACCAAAATCATCAAACAATGTACAAAATTGACCACCATAACCTTCCCAGTAATCACTAGAATCACGAGAATAGATATCAGTAGAAGTTGGTACACGAGCAGTTGATTTCATTGCAATTTTAACCAAAGTATTCACAACAGATGTTTTCCCAATCCTCGGTTCGCCAAGGATATACAAAACATATGGTTGTCGTGATACAATTGTTGAAGTTGAAACTCCAAGAGTACTAAATTTGTTAATCAAAGTTTGATACTTGGTTACCCAACTAGTCAAAGAAGGACTAACCAATCTACACACATTACCACCTCTCACTGTAATACGTTCAAGAACGTACTGGAGGGCGCGATAATGTTCAAAAGTTCTTTCACAAAAGACAATTTTCTCTTGTCCACTCATATTTATTATGTCAAAATCAACACAACCTTTCTCATTATAATATTTGATAGCGGCTACAACTGCAGCAGTATCAAGAGCATTAAGTCCATCAGTGGGAGCAAGACCTAACACATGTTCACAAAAATAATTGATCAAAGGAGTAAAACAAGTGCTCAAAAATTGCACGACATTAGTGACCGTTCGAAACTGAACGCCATAATGATTGAGTTTTGCAAAATCAACAGGAGAAAAAGGCACATTCATAGCACCAAATAACAATAATCCAGCAGCACTCCATAAAAAGCCTGGAGCTGGACCTTGAGCAACAAAAACAGGATCTTCATCATTAGCCTTAGAAAACAAGCCACGTATTTTATCCGTGATATTCATTTCCCATCCAAGTACTATACTAGCAGCACTTAGAAACAATTCAATAAGTGTTCCACCCAACTTTCCAACAATAGCAACAATAAGAATGCCAAAGACATACTTAAGTACTGGATATGAAATAGTCGCATGTACTAACCCATTAAGAGCAGCTTCAAAAAAATTTTTAACGGTCGAAAATGGATCCTTAGTACAATTATTTATGTCATCAAAACTGTCACCAACTTTACTAGCAACAGTATTTATATTGTCAACACAACTTTTAAAACTACCATTTGTTAAACCTAATTGCGTTAACAACTGTGTAATTTGAGGAAGGATTTGTTCCACCTTATGTAGTAACTTTGTAGCAACTTGTACGGTTTCTCTTCCTTCTTTAATTGTCTCAGTAACATCTTCACTATTTACAGGACTAAGAAAATTAAAGAGTTTTCCTGAATGCGCGGTTGGGAGCCGGAGCCTACTCAGGATATCACGATCACGTAAGACTTTAATATTAATTCCATCAATTTGAATAACTATTGATGGAAAATCATAAAAACCATGAGGAATTAAATTCATGCGAGAACCATGTATTTTGAAATAACCTCTATAAGTCAATATCGTAATAGTGTCAGGATAAGAAATACCTGTGCTTGTCAAAACTGATAATAAATAATGAACATTAAAATTATGATTCAACTTATTTTTCAATAAGCCTTCATAGGGAGTCTTGCAAAGCGTTGAACTGGGATTGTAGAAAAAGGATGGCAAAGATCTAGATTCGTTGGGACGATATTTATCATGACCTTGTGCTACAAAAGCAGTATTCGTTATATTTTGGGCTGTCTTTAGATTGTCACAGCCAGGAGCAATATTTGTTTTGTTTTTAAATAAAGATATAAAAGAAAAGCGTTCATCATTACTAGGAGTACTAGCAACTAAGTGTTTTGAAGGTATCATTGTATTATACTTTCCATTAAAAGAACGTTTAGGGAAAATTTCCTTAAAGCTGGTTTTTCTTACAAAAGAACCATCAATCACACGATTGACCTGTAACGGAACATAAATACGTTGAGACTTTGGACACAAGTCCAAAGCTTCAGAACGAGAAAAATTTGATTGTGAAAAGACACGATGAAATTTAGGATTTTGGGTTTGATTAAATGAACACACATGTGAACATTTAATCGGTTTTTTCTGAACATTTAATACTGAAGCGTTATAAATGTTAAGAAAGCTTGAGGGGCGGGCATAATCAATTATGCTATCCTCTTCGGGTTTAGTGGACGAACTAAGCACTTGCTTGAACGAGGCACTGTTTATC